CGCCGATAAGGATAGTAACGCTATCCCGTGGCTGCCACCAAAAGAATGGCAGAAACAGGCGGGCGACCGTTTGCCTGAAACCATTACATTTTCTCCGGAATCAGATTTTTTCTGGGAGGGAGAATGGGAAGGCGGCGTGGTAGCTGACAGTGATTATCGCGGCGGCTTTTACCAGTATATGAACCAGAACGAAGACAATGTATACAAGATTACCAGTGTGGGGCAGTACAACCTGATACCGCATTTCGAAATCTTGGCAAAGTAAGGAGCAGTTATGGCAGATCTTGAAAAGCCCATCGGTAAGGATGCGGCCGGGCATGAAATCCTGATAGAAACAACGAAAACACTTCTCAATCAGTTTCCCGGTTTGGAAAAGGGCGAACGAATCAAATACGAGGAGCTTGGCGCGGACGGCGGCATTTCCTTTTATACCGATGCCGGGGCGTTGGTCTATTCAGAAAAGGAAGACATCTGTGGGGTGATGCACCAGGTATGTCAGTTTCCTTTCATCGTGGTGTATCGTACCGCCGCTGACAGGGAACGGCAGAAGTTATCCGTCCAGAAGTTCCTGGACAGCCTTGGCAAGTGGATATGTCAGGAACCAGTTACTATAAATGGTGTCGAGACCCGCTTATCCTCCTTTCCAGAGCTTTCACAGGGACGGACGATCAAACGCATTACCCGTGATAATTCCTACGGCACACAGCCACAGGAGAACGGCGTACAAGACTGGTTGTTACCGATCACAGTCAAATACGAGTATGAGTGGGAACGTTGGTAATACATGTCTGAGGTGGTAAATTTCGTTGCAACCACGCACCATTTTGGCGATGTCACCGCTATGGTCAAAAGAGATGCAGGAGCCGCGACGCCTGCCAGACATTAGAATAAGAAGTAATTCATACCGGCTATCGTTCGAAGATAGTCGCTGACCTACACAGCCTTTTAAAAGTTATAGGCAGAAAGGACATTTCTATGGCAATTACAGGAAAAATTGACCGTAAATATATGGCTCATTTCCTTGATGCAGGTTCTCTTTGCGGAGGATCCTCAGCGAATTATGAGCGTCTTGGAACAGATCTGGAAGAGTACAATATTGAACTCAATCCGGATACTGAAACATCTAAAAATATTCTTGGAGAATCCACATTCAAACACAACGGTTATGAAGTATCTTCTGATGCTGATCCGTTCTATGCGGATACAACTTCTGCTCTGTTTGAAAAGCTTCAGCAGATTGTTGATGAGCGTCTGAAGGACGACAATCTGAAAACAAGTGCAGTTGAGGTACACCTCTGGAAAGAAGCAACAGCCGGTAAGTACGAAGCGTACAAGCAGGATTGTTATGTTGTCCCGACTTCTTACGGCGGCGATACCTCTGGTTATCAGATCCCGTTCACAGTCAACTATGTTGGCGATCGTGTGAAAGGTACATTTGATATCAAATCCAGAACATTCACAGCAGCCACAACAACCAGTGAATAAGGCACAGATCAAGGAGGACGCATAGAATGGCAAGAACGATCAACACCAAAATTGATGATGGAATTCTCATCTTTACTTTCACAAACAATCAGGATGAAGTTTTTTCTTCCTTTAAAATGAATCCGACCGATGTCAATGTAGCAGCCAGGGCAGAAGAACTTGCAGACTACTTTGAGCAGCTCAAAGAATCCATTCAGAAAGTTACTTCCGGCAAAGAAATGGCAGAACTGAATAAGCAGATCGAGGATAAGATCAACTATCTGCTTGGCTACGAAGCATCTAAGGACCTGTTTAAAGAACCGATTACGGCAACTACCGTATTCGGAAATGGTCAGGTGTTTGCATACATTGTTCTGGACAAGATCAGTGAAGCAATCAAACCGGAAATCGAAAAAAGAAAGAAAAAAATGCAGGCAGCTGTCAATAAGTACACAGAGAAGTACACAAAATGACCGCCTATGAGCTTCCCACCTCACTCAATATCAGTGGGGTGGATTTTTCTATCAGAACAGATTTCCGTGCGATCATAGATATTCTTATTGCCTTTAATGATCCAGAACTGAGCGATTACGTCAGAAAGATCGTTATGGTGAAAATCCTCTACGAAGACTGGAAGAGTATACCGATTGAGTGTTTGGAGGAAGCCTGTCAAAAGGCTTGTGAGTTTATCGACTGTGGACAGTCAGAGGACGATCCAAATCACCCAAAGCCCCGCTTGATGGACTGGGAACAGGACGGCGATATGATTATCCCGGCGGTAAATAAGGCAGCACATCAGGAAGTAAGAGCAGTGCCGTATATGCACTGGTGGACATTCTTTTCTTATTTTATGGAATCCGGTGAATGCCTTTTTAATACAGTGGTTGGAATCCGCTCAAAAAAGGCAAAGGGCGAGAAATTAGATAAATGGGAAGAGAAGTTTTACAAGGAAAACAAAAAAACCATTGATATAAAAACACGTCTCAGCGACGAGGAGCAAGCGTATAAGGATGCGCTGAATGAGATGTTGAACCTCAAATAGTTAGGAGGTGGATACATGGCTGCTGATGGCTCAATCATTATTGATACCCGGCTTGATACAAGCGGTATTGATAATGGAGTATCGAGAATCAAACAGTCATTTAACGGTCTTGGCAGTGCTGTAAAAAAGATCGGAATACTCATCGGCAGCGCATTCGCTGTTGGTAAGCTCGTACAGTTCAGCCGGGAGTGTATAGCACTTGGCTCTGATCTTGCCGAAGTACAGAATGTTGTAGATGTTACATTTACAACCATGTCTGATAAGGTCAACGAATTCGCCAAGAACGCCATGACTTCTGCAGGTCTGTCGGAAACAATGGCAAAGCAGTATGTTGGCACGTTTGGAGCAATGTCCAAGTCGTTTGGCTTCTCCGAAGCACAGGCTTACGACATGTCAACAGCCTTGACACAACTGACGGGTGATGTGGCTTCTTTCTATAACATCAGCCAGGATTTGGCATATATCAAGCTGAAATCAGTCTTCACAGGTGAGACTGAGACGCTGAAAGATCTCGGCGTGGTAATGACCCAGTCGGCACTCGATCAGTACGCACTGGCAAATGGCTACGGTAAAACCACATCTGCCATGACGGAGCAGGAGAAAGTAGCTCTCCGTCTCAAATTCGTACAGGATCAGCTTTCGGCAGCATCTGGCGATTTTGTCCGTACTTCTGATTCCTGGGCGAACCAGGTGCGAGTTATGCAGTTACAGCTGCAATCGCTCAAGGCAACCATTGGACAAGGGTTAATTAATGTATTTACCCCTGTCATTCGAGTTATCAATATTCTCCTTGGCAAGCTGGCAACTCTGGCAAATGCTTTTAAGTCATTCACGGAGCTGATTACTGGAAAGAAATCATCCGGCAGCACCGGGGCGAGTGGAGCAGGGCTGACCGGAACAGATGCGGTAGCTGATACAGCAGATGCCTACGGTGATGCAGCGGATAATGCGGAGAAACTGGCAGATGCCAACAAAGATAATACCACAGCCACGAAAAAGGCTGAAAAAGAAACCAAGAATTATCTTTCTGTTCTGGATGAAATTTCAAAAGTATCATCAACATCTGATGGAAGTACATCCACTCCATCTACATCCGGCAGCAGTGGGACAGGATCCGGTCTGTCAAATGCAGTCGGAAATGTGGATTATGGCAGTCTGGCAGAGGGTGAAACCGCGCTGGACAAGATCAGCGAATCCGCTCAGAAACTTGCTGATCTACTCAAGAAGCTGTGGAAGCCATTTCAGGATGCTTGGGAAAAAGAGGGCAAAAACACCATCGATGCCGCACAGTTTGCTTTTTCCAGTCTCGGAACACTTGCCAAGAGTGTAGGCAAAAGTATTGTCGAGGTTTGGACAAATGGAACTGGTACAACGATGCTGGAAACTATGCTCCGGATTGCTCAGAATGTCCTCAAAACCATCGGGAACATTGCGAAAGGGTTTGCTGACGCATGGAACAAGAACAATGTCGGAACCCAGATTATCCAGAACATTGCAGATACCCTTGTGGTGGTTATGCAGTTTGTCGAGAAGATTGCAGAGGACACAGCAACATGGGCGGCAAATCTCAATTTTTATCCACTGCTGAAATCTATCAGTAAGTTGACCAGCACATTCGCTCCAATTTTAAAGAACGTTGGAAATATTCTTGAACGAATTTACAAGAACATTGTTCTTCCGATGCTTAAATGGATTACAGAAACAGGACTTCCTCTTACCATTAATCTGGTATCTAAAATAGCTAAAGTTCTGGGAGATAATACAGAAATTGTTGTTGCTTTTTTTGCGGCATGGAAGATAACCGAATTGCTTTCTTTTATACAGCAAGCGGGTGGTGTTGTAGCAGCATTAAACTTACTGAAAACAGCGATTCTCGAAAATGTCGCGGCAAAAATCGTGGACAAAGCAGAGACAATGTACTTAACAGCTCTATATGCAAAAGATTTTGTTGTAAGCGTAGCGCAAACAGTAATTTCGCTCGGAGAACAAGCAATAGCTATTGCAGCGGCTACAGCAGCCAAAATCGCCGATGCAACTGCTCAGGCGGCAATGACTGCAGCAACTGTGGCGTGGAATGCCATTTGCGCCATTGCAACGGCTGTTACAACTGCATTTGGCGCAGCAGTGGCGTTCCTGACAAGTCCATTCGGCTTGGTGGTTGTGGCTATCGCAGCAGCTATTGCAGCAGGAGTGCTGTTATATAAAAATTGGGATAAGGTCAAGGAAGTTGCAGGAATCGTAGCATCTGCTGTTGTTGGCTTCTTTAAAGCAATGGGCGAAGGTGTGAGTGCGCTTCTTACTGATTTGAAAGACACTTTTGTAGGAATTTGGGACGCAATAAGCAAGCTTACGTCGTCTGTTTGGAAAGCAGTTTCCGGATTTGTGGTTTCCAAAACACGTGAAATGGCAGAAGCAGCGACTAGAAAAATCAGTGATATGGGAAGGAAAATTTCAACATTATGGACTGGTATAAAAACCAATGCAGAACAAATTTGGCGAAATATTGTAACAACTGTAGGAAATAAGGTTTCGGATATTTACACGGGAATTGTCGATAAGTTTACGGCTGCAAAGAACAGAGTAGTAGAAATCTTTGGAGGCATCCGTGATACCATCCGGGACATTCTCAACAAAGTCATCGGTATCGTCAACGGTGCGATCGGAACTGTCAACAGTGCGATCGGCGGTATTGAATCTGCACTTTCCTTCGGGCCATGGGAAGTCCCTACGCCGTGGGGCAAGAAAACTATTGGATTTTCCGCAAGTTTTCCGCGTGTCCCAACCATTCCATATCTGGCAAAAGGTGCAGTTATCCCGCCAAGATCTGAATTCCTCGCAGTGCTTGGAGATCAGAAGAACGGGCGAAACCTGGAAGCACCAGAGGGCGTTATCCGGGAGATCATCGAAGATGCACTTGCTAAGAACCAGGGCGGCGGCGGTGATACCAGATTGACAGTGTTACTTAACCGCAGAGTACTGTTTGATGAATTTATCAAAGAAGCAAGAACAAGAAGAGATTCAAGCGGTGTCAACCCATTTGAACTGGCGTAGGAGGTGATAGTGTTGGCAAATATAAGCAAGGACGAAAAAATCCAGATGAACGGCACTGTCATCTGGCAGCCTGATAAAGACATGGCGTATTCCTTTGCAACGACCTATTCAGATGGCAGTAACCGAACACAATACGGCGTGGGACGGTTTACGCCTCTGTTTACGGTCGAACAGTATGGATATACAGCAAAAGACGTTCCACAGGCAGAGGCAACAAGGATTTTGAAAATTATAGCACAAGGTCATACTTTTACACTCCATCATTTTTCGCTGTACTATGGCGAATGGAGAAACGATCCTTTCTATGTCGGCAAGTCCGGCAACATAACTATCGGAGAATTGACACCAGACCGCAAATACATATCAAATCTATCTTTCAACATGACGGGGGTGAATCCTATTGATTAATGTAAGTGATGCATTTGAGCAGAAAATAGAAAATGGTTTTCCTGTCACAGAGGAAGTACAGATCACATTTGCAAACGGTGTGGTCAAAACGGTCCGCGAAGAAATCCTAAATGCTGATAACGAGATCGCAGACGGCGTTGATGGGAATTCCTTCCCGATTGGAACTACTGTTTGCAAAACCTGTGGGCTTGCACTGGACAACTCAGAGGAGCAGTGGAAAGATTATGACTTTTACGGCGCAAAACTGAAAGTCCGGTTAAAAATGACACTGGATGACGGGACTGTAGAATCCATCAATAAGGGTACTTATACAGTCACCGTACCGGAAGAATACGGGGAAGACGTAGAGTTAACGGCTCTGGACGACATGTATAAGGCAAACAAGACTTATACCACGAACTTACAGTTCCCACAGACTGCTTTTTCCGTGCTCCGGGATGCCTGCCAGACCTGTGGTATCTCTCTTGGAGTAACAAGCATGGATCACGGTGATGTGCAGATCTCTGAGATTCCAGAGGGCGTGACCTTCCGCGTTGTGATCGGATGTATTGCTATGTTGGATTCAGCCAATGCCCGTATTGATACAGATGGATATCTGCAGCTCATCAAGTGGGACTTTTCAGACATCGAGGACACGGACAACGCGGCAGTGGTCAATTCTGATGGATTCGTCACCTTTGACGGCGGTTCAAGCAGTGATTCCGATGATTATGTAATACCTGTGGGAACATGGGTGATCGATTCCGCCGGGTATCTCCACTTACAGGGCAAGAAAACGGAATCCATAGATGCGGAACTGAAAGAATATATAAGTTCTCCAACACTTTCTACAGATGATATTGTCATTACCGGTATTTGTGTTAAAAGTGGTGATGATTCTTATTTATATGGCAAGACGGGATATGTTCTTGAGCTTGAAAACACACTTCTACAGTCTGATCAGCTTCAGACCGTAGCAAGTTGGATTGGTGACAATCTTGTTGGTATCAGATTTCGGAGTATGGAAGGAGATCTTCTGTATAACCCGCTGATCGAGTTCGGAGATATGGCGCGAACCTACGACCGAAAGGGAAATGCTCACATCACTCCGATAACTTATGCGGCCAGTCCACTGAATGGAAAGACTACGGTCAAAACTCAGGCAGAAAGCCCTGTCCGCGGAACCAGTCAGTACTATTCAGAGAACACAAAAACAGTCGTGGAAACGAGAAAACTTGTGCAGCAGGAGAAGGCCGCAAGGGATAAAGCCTTGGATGAGCTGAAAGAAGGTCTTACCGACGGGTCAGGCATGTATGAAACTCTGGTCAAACAGGAAGACGGAAGTACTATCTCGTATGTCCATGATAAGCCAACGATTGAGAAATCAAAGATTGTGATTAAACTTACTTCGAATGCGATCGGTGTCAGTAATGACGGCGGTCAGACATATCCCTGTGGCTTTATCTTCAATGGTACGCTTATAACCAGAATACTGCAGGCAGAGGGCATCAGTGCAGATCTCATTGACACAGGTGCTCTTACAGTCAAGGATGAGAAAGGAAATATCATTTTCCAGGCAGACATTGACAACAAAACAGTCCGTATTTCCAGCGACTGTGTGATGATCGGCGATCGTGCACTTACAGAAGCTCTTGAGAATATGGAGAACACGATTGCTGAAGCCAAGAATATGAGCGTCCAGTTAAGCAATGAATATCAGGGGATCCCGGCAGATGCAGACGGTAAAGTTACCGGTTCTTTCCCGGAAGTCAAGACCACTGTATCAGCTTTTTACGGATCCTCAGACATCAGCAATGATTGTTCTTATACTGTGCAGACTTCTGATACCGTGACGGGTTACTGGGGGCTGAAAGATCATACATACACCGTCACAGCTCTTACAGGAGATTCCGGGTGGGTTGACATCCGTGTGACATACTTGCAGACGTTATCCATCACCAAGAGGTTTACGGTAATCAAACAGCGCGGAGGAAAGCCGGGCAGAGTTTACATCCTCGAACCTTCTTGCAATATCATAAAGCGTAGTGCAGATAAAGTACTGTGTCCGAACTTTCTGGAATTCAAGGCATATTACATGGACGGCGATTCCACTCAGAGGGCTGCATATAAGGGCAGAATGGTCATCGAGCAGACAACCGATGGTGAGAAATGGACAACCATATACACCAGCTCCACGGATGAGGATACTGTAAAACGCTATCTGGATGATACGGCACTGGATGTCACGAATATCCGGTGTAGGCTGTATGCAGCAGGTGGAACTACTGACATGCTGGATATGCAGAGTGTGGCGATTGTCATTGATGTAGAAGCACTGACAGCGGAGCAGATTATAGATATCCTGACCAACAAGGGTGAATGGAAAGGGCTGTATTATCTGAACGGACACCTCTATATCAGTTTTGATGCTGCAAGAGGAGGGACACTGCTGTTGGGTGGAGAAAATAATGGAAATGGTACACAGAAAGTTTTTGATAAAAATGGAGTTCTTGTATCAACACAGGATGTTAATGGATATATTTTGTATAACGAAGATGGATTAATTGAGGCTATTTTCGATAAAGATTCAATCCGGTTATTTAGTGTTCCACTGGATCCAAATGATCCGTCAACGGATTTTAAAGCCATTCAATTAAAAGGTGACAGTTTTTCCAGGATCAGTGGAACGTATACGATTCAGGACGGAGAAATTGATATAGAAATAGAAGAAGAATCTCTTACAGATGGACCATTTATATCCTTTATAGATGAAGATGGGAATGATTGGGTTCAGGGAAATTGTGACGGCTTGAGTACAGGTGAGTTTGAGTGCACGAAGGGAAATGCAATATTAAATAAACTTGAAATTCCCAATATAGTAACCATGTCGGACACCCGTAAAAAAGCAGGTGGATATGTGGAATTTGAAAAAGAAGTATATTGCCGGGGCGGCATCCGGACCTACGATTATCCAACAGTTACGAGTGGATACAACTGCTATATTAACCAGAATACCTATCAATTGTCCAAATTCAGCTCTTCTTCTGAAAGATATAAAGTTTTAGGTGACAAGCTGCCGAAGGAATTTATTGACCAACTGTATGGCATAGAGCCGATCATGGCTAAGTACAAAGATGGTTATCTCGATAAGAGCGATGAGCGCGTAGGTGTGGAATTCCCGATGTTTACGGTTGAAAATATCGCAGAGTATTTTCCGCTGGCGGTCGATCATGTAGATGGCAAAGCCGAAAACTGGAACGAGCGTATTATGATCCCGGCGATGTTCGCTATGCTGAAAGAACAGCATCAGGAGATTAAAGAGCTTAAAGAGCGTCTGAAAAGAACATAAAAACCATAGAAAACAGCGATGGAGGTACATATGCAAAAAAACAACATTGAAGTACTCAGAAAGATTCTCTATGCGGTAGAAAGCGGCGGTCAGATCTATGGCTGCCAGAATTATGCGGCATTCATTGGAGCGGGCGCGAACTGTTCCAATGAGAAAGCGATCACGATCGGAGCGGGCCAGTGGTACGCAGGAGAAGCCAAAAGGCTCTTGCAGAAAATTCAGAGGGCGAATCCGGCACAGTTCAAGAAGATGGATACTCAGGGCATTGAGACAGATCTGCTCAAAAAGAACTGGGCTACATATGCGATCGCTGCAAGCTCTGCAAAGGCAAAGTGCATCGTTACGATCATCAACTCAACTCTTGGTAGAAAATGTCAGGATGAGATGATGGACGAGCAGATCACAGAATATGCTTCCGGCATTGCCAAGACTTATGGGACTATGCCAGATACAGCTATGATGGAGTGTATCAATATCATTCATCAGGGCGGTTCGTCTGCGCTGAAAAGGATCCTTGCCAAGACCACAAAGCCGTACACAGCCAAAAGTATCTATGCGGCCTTAAATACTGATCCGGCAGATCCAAGACCGAATCAGGTAGGAGATTATACCACACGCCAGAAAAAAGTGTATGAATTTATTACAAAATATGCTTCAGATACAGCAACCGGAGCAGCTACCACAACAGAAAACAAGAAGGAGGAAAACACAATGTCAGCAGTGCAGCAGAGAATCGACAAGGCTATTATCTGGATGGAAGAGACCGCAAAGGATGACAGACACGGATATTGCCAGGATCATCGTTGGGGGACAGATGGAGATTATGATTGTTCTTCCGCTGTGATCACAGCATGGGAGCAGGCAGGAGTACCGGTCAAAAGCAAAGGGGCAACCTACACCGGAAATATGCTGTCGGTATTCAAAGCGAACGGATTTGTAGACGTGACGGCAAAGGTCAACAGATCTACAGGAGCCGGACTTGTCCGCGGTGATGTGCTGCTTAATACCGCGCATCATACCGCCATGTACTGCGGTGATGGAAAAGAAGTTGAGGCATCCATTAACGAGAAAGGCACAGCCCACGGCGGCAAACCGGGAGATCAGACCGGAAAAGAGTTCCTGATTCGTACATATCGTAATTATCCGTGGACAAATGTCCTGAGATACACTGGAGGCAACAGTACATCAGCTACAACCAAGAATTATCTGGAAAAAGGTGATTCAGGATCAGCGGTAAAAACCATGCAGACCATGCTGATCGAGTGCGGGTATTCTTGCGGATCATATGGTGCAGACGGAGAATTCGGTTCCGGAACAGATGCCGCTCTGAGAAAATTCCAGAAAGATAACAGCCTTGCTGTAGATGGTCAGTATGGACCGGCATCCAAAATGAAGCTGACCGCACTCTACGACGCAAAAGTCAGCGGAAACGGATCCGAAGGTAAGAAAAATCCATCCAAGGCTCCAAAATGGGTAGGAATGGTAAATACGGCAGAACTTAATGTCCGTACTGGAGCTGGGGCAGAGAATTCAAAACTTGCTGTTTATCCGTTGCTGAGACAGCATAACCTTGTTGATGTGTGCGATACGATCAGAGCAGCCGATGGTACTGACTGGTATTACGTTCGCATTGCCGGCAAGTACTATGGTTATGTGTGTGGAAAGTATATCAGCAGAGTATAAAAGAAAAAATCCCGGCAGGTACCCACTGCCGGGAGCACATTGTATCATCTGTTTTAATATCATATAGAGTGATATAGGTTGTTGCGGTTAGTCACAGGTTAGTCACAAAGAAATTTCTGAAACCTGCATAAACAGGGCGTTTCTCGATATAAGTTTTTAATTCTCTTTTAAACATCATCTGAAAGCCCGAATACTGTAAAAATCATAATTCCCCTTATTTTATGCGGCTTTACGGTATCCTTTTAATTTGATTTAAGCCGATTTAAAATGATAAGAAATGTATTCGTTAGTCACAGTTAGTCACAAATCCTTGCCTGGGATTTTTTTTATTTCTTCATGCAGATCTTCAACTTCCCGGTGTCCATATACCGCATTGGTCACATCATTTCCAAAGCTATGACCAAGCATAATTTTTCTGTCGGTGTCGGATATTTTATATTTTTGGCAAAGCATGGAAAAAGTGTGTCTGCAGTCATGGGGAGTGTGCTTCGGATCTCCTGTCATGTTGAGCCTTTCCATTAATGGATAGAAATGCTTGGTTCTATATGTGTTGGAACTGTACGGGAGTAATGTTTGATATTTTTCCATTCGTGTAGAAACAAAATCGTAAATATCAGGATGGATAGGTACATACCTTATCTTACTGGTTCTCGTTTTTATTCCGCCATGGAAATATTTTTTCTCCAAATCAACTTCCACTGTTTTGAATTCAGAAATTCGGAAACCGGAATAACACATAATAAGTACAAATTGCACCTCTTCATCATCAGAATACTCCCAAAATTTCTCGACCTGTTCGATGGTATATGGAATTCCATGCTCATCATCATCCTCCTGTTCAATAGTGGTAAGTAGTGCCTTGTTATCAGTGCAAATCTCATTAGCAATCGCATATTTGTACATTTGATTGAATAATGTTTTGATTAGCTCGATACTCGCATGCTTTAACTTGCAATCATCAAGAACGCCCTGAAGATCTGCAACTTTTATTGATTCAAATTCTTTTTCGTGCAATACGGTGCAATTTTTATAAGCAGTTTTGGCACTTTGCCTTGACTGGCTGGATAGCTTTTTCTTATTTGGATTTTCATATTTCCATTTGAAAAACTGCTCATACACTTCTTGGAACGTCAATTTCTTGATTTCAGGGTGCTTGTCCTCTACGCCCTTAATTGTATTGTAGTCAGCAATCAAACGGCTTATAAGGGCATCTATGTCTGTTGTGGGGGATATCTCAAGTCCTTTTTCCATGCCAGGTTGATAAGTCCCGGCTTTATAAGCTGTCAGAACAGTGAACCCCTTCAGATAATCATCCACATAGCAGATTGCCGGCGGACGGACTGGTTTTCCGGTCTTATCAATGGTAGCCGGAGGATGGACTGCATAACAATTTCGCCGTCCTTTGCCAAGATACCGGATGCTTCCAAAGCTATTTGGCAGTTTGGGATATTTCTTCCTTTTTGCCATAATATCATCTTCCTTTCTTAAAATTGGGTACAAAAAAAACAACGCACAAACGTTCTGCTTGTGTGCTGTCTCCGAAGATGATACAATATGTTTTGATTACAGGGTATCTCTTCGGAGATATGAACCGCTTCAGTACGCCAATACTGGGGCGGTTTCTTTTTTTATTATAATTTTATTAAATTATCACGAGGACCTTTGGACAGGCACACTGTGTATGGATCAGGCATTTCATAATCACCCCATAAAGTATGCAAGACATCCGATGTTCCGACATCAGAATTAATATTGGAACTAAGTGGTTTGTCGAGTTCTGTGGACTGACGAAATTCTTCTGCGAGCATAGTTTTATTGAATTCGGCTGTTGGATCAATAGAAAGTACCAACTGTTCCAATTCGTCAATATTTACTTTAAAGAATTCTTTTCGAAGATTTACTTTATTAAGTCGTTGATCATTTAGCATATCGTGCATTTTTTTCTCAAGGCCAACGGCATCTTTTGAAAAAATAAAGCTGTGAACATCGAATTTAAACGGAACACTTGCACTTCCCAGTTCGTTCACTCTGTCTTGAGGATCCAGTCGGCGAGTCATGCCTATCTTGAATACATCTTTGCCGAAAGAGCCTAAATTGCTAATGATATATACATTGCCTGCCTTTCCGTTCTGAAGATTGGTAATCTCTTCTTTTTTAACAGCTACGCCAGACAATTGCTGTTGAAGCTCTAAAATTTTAGCTTTTAATTTATCAACTTCTTCATTTGAAGATGCCTGTTTTAAGGAAGCTGTTACTTTTTCAATTTCAGCAACATACTTACTTTCTTCTCTTTCAATTCTTTTTCGTTCAAGTTCAAGAGCTTTTCGTTCTTCTGCTTCCTGCCGCATTTGTTCTTTTAAAGCCATTTGTTCTTGTCGAGCCTGTTCCCTTTTAACATAATAGTTGTATTCGATTTTCACGGCATTAACAAAGAGATATTCGATTTCTCCGATGAATTTGGTGAGCGTGCCTGCTATGCTCTGATTTCCCTCGCCTGCGATTTTTAAATATTTTGCAGTAACAGAATGGACATCATCAATTGATTTCTCAAGTTTTTCATATTTTAAATTATAAAGAATATTCTGTAATTCTGCTCGTAAAGCGATTACCATTAGTGAATAAATAGATTTGTTTGCTTTGGTTGTATAGCGAGATTCGTATAAACTAAGCAATTTATCTATTTGTTTCTCATTGTCTTTGTACGCCTTTCTGAGTTCCTTTACATCCATAGAATGTAATTGTAAGATTACAGAAGGGGAAAGGCAATCGAAATCACTTTTATCGTGAGGATTTAAACGGCAGTCATTGTACGGTACGTTAGATGACAGGAAGGTATCTAACGCATATTCTACGCTTCGATACAGTTCTTTGTACCGAGATAGTTTATTTGCCTGGGTGGTTACTTGTTTATTTAGTTTTTGCTGTTGAGCTGATAAAGAGGAAATTTCTTCCCGTTGTTTGGATAAGATTGAATTATTATCAGAAATTTCCTGATTCATTTTGTCAAGGCGTTCACTAATTTGAAAATATTCATCTGCGTGCAAAAGTTGTAGTTTTTGTTTTAAGGCTTCATTTTCTTCCTTGATTTTGCCAACTCTAAAAAAATCCAAAAATCCCATACGCTTTTTTCTCCTTTGTTTTTTTATTCAGCAGAAATTATTCGCATAACCGCGAAAGGTTCGAAATAAATAACATAATTGTCAACAGCAGTACACACGCCATATTTTGATCTATAGCATTGAATAGCTTCTTTCAGATATTCCTCTGTAGAATCAAGAAAGTCTGCCATCTCATACAAATTCCTGCAACCAGCTTTATATGCTCTGATTAGACCAGTTAATCCGATTTTGAGGTTGTAACCATATAATCTGGCGCGATATTCTTGCTTACGATTTGCAATATCGGTTTGATCCAAGATGTCCCCAGAACTGGTGCAATGATGTCCAATTTCTTCAGCTAATACACAAGATTTCTCTACTTGTGTCATATTTTTGTTTATAGCAATAACCCCATCACAATATAATCCTTTAATATTATCACTATTAAAAGAGTGTTCCATAACTTCTATACCATCCTTGCAGGCGTGGCTTTGTAGTTCTTCATAATTCATAAAATACCTCCCGCTCAAGTATATTAAGGTTTTGTGCAAAAAGTATATGTATCATTTCCTTTTGTTTTTTACAAATTCAGCAAACTGTCGAATCTCATCCAATTCTTCTTCTGTGTATTCATCTCCATCGAAATGTGCTGCAATCGTAATTGGTTCATCGTTTATTCCAAGCAATTCATCGGCAGAAACATTTAGGTAAGATGCAATTTTTTTGATTGTGTTTACATTGGGTTCTCTGCTCCCACTTTCATATAAAGAATATGTGGACTTCGCAACACCAATATTCTCCGCTACGTCTTTTTGTGAAAACCCAGACTTCAATCGAGCTTCCTTTAAGTTTTCATTGAAATTATCACCCATAATATAAGTACCTCCTGATAGCTTGATTATAATTGCACTTTGAAAAACTGTCAATAAAAAAGTTTGCAAAATGAAAAGAAAAGTATTGACAAGTTTGCGAAAAGCAATTATAGTATAATT